TTGTAACTTTGTTATATTCTACAAAATATAAATTAATTAATTTACAATAATGAAACTAATAAACCTTATACCATTAAAAGAAGAGGCTGTAAAAATCAGAGCTGGTTTTAGAAAAGCATCTTCTGCATATATAGATGCTATAAGAAAATACGAAGGATTAACAACTCGTCAAAAAATGATGAGTAAAGCGTATTTTGACCAACAAGATGATGATACAAAAACCGAATACTTATATCAATTAAAAAAACATCAAGAAGATATCAAAGATGCAAAGAGTGATTTAGATAAAGTAGAAAAGGATTACGAAAGAGAATTGAAAAAACAATTGGAGTACCAAAAACCATATTAATTAGATATGCTAGTAGTTAGCGTGAGAAACGGAAATATAGAGTGGGCATTAAAGGAATATAAGAAGAAAGTTCAGGCCACAAAACAAATAGAAGAATTAAGGGATAGGAAGAATTTTACAAAACCATCCAAAAGAAAAAGGTTACAAAGAGAAGAAACTATAAGAAAAAATAAACTATTTTAGTATATTTCTTTAGTTTTCTAAAAATTTTACATACTTATTATCAAATATCTTATTTTTTATTATAAGATTACAAGACATCGTTGATTAATGAATACCCTTCTCTATAAGGTGTGACCGAACAATCAACATAATTACATTGGAGTTCCCTACAAGAATAACTTCACAACAAAATTTAAGGAAAAAAGATGGCAAATTCAAAATTATTGAAAGAAGCAATCGCTGATGCCAAAGCTGTAAAAGAAACTGCTTTAGCAAACGCTAAAATCGCTCTTGAAGAAGCCTTTACTCCAAGACTACAATCTATCTTATCTCAAAAGATGAGAGCAGAAGCTGAAGTTGAAGATAAAGAAGCTGAAAAAGTAGACGAAGAATTGAGTTCAACGGGTATCGGGTCTAAAGTAGACGCTGGATATGCTGAGACTCCAGGTGCAAACCCAACTTTAGATGCAATGACTGATTTATCAGTTGGTGTAAAAAAAGATAGTGGTAAACCTGAACAAGCTGGTACTGACTATAAGAAAGTAGCAGACATTTCTGAAGAAGAAAACCCATTCCCTGACCAAGAAAGTGACAAAGATGCAGAAATTGCAGAATTGAAAGCTAGATTGGCAGAATTAGAAGGTGAAGATTCTGAAGAAGAAAAAAATCCATTTGCACAAGGTGCAGAAGGTGAAGATGAAATGGGCATGGATGACATGGGCATGGATTCTGAAATGGGTGACGATTCAATGGACATGGGTTCTGATGACGAAGAGTCAGAAGATGATATGGACTTAGAAGCAATCATCAGAGAATTGGAAGCTCAATTAGAAGGTGAAGATTCTGAAGAAGAAGAACCAATGTATGAAGCTGAAGAGGAAGATGAAAAAGAAGCTGCAAATGAAGCTGAAGAAACTGAAAAAGAAAAAGAAGCAACAAATGAAGCTGAAGATGACAAAAAAGACGATGTAATCGACTTAGAAGAAATCTTAAGAGAAATGGAGAAGGATATGACAGACGACAAAGAAAAAGTTGACGAAGCTGAAGAAGCAGAAGAAAAGGAAAAAGAACTTAACGAAGCTTACAAAGTAATCAAATCTTTACAAAGAACTATTAACGAAGTGAACTTATTGAACGCTAAGTTATTATTCGCAAACAAATTATTCAGAGCACACAACATGACTAACGAACAAAAAGTTAAAGTGATTGAAACTTTGGATAGAACAAATTCAGTTAGAGAAGTGAAATTGGTTTACTCTACATTAGCAGAGAATTTCAAATACTCATCATCTAACAAATCTACTAAAAAATCAATTTCTGAAGGGATTGCTAGTAAAGTAACAAAATCTACTAAACCGGCAGTATCTAAGCAAGTAATTGCAGAAAATACTCAAATCTCTGATAGATTTCAAAAGTTAGCAGGTATTATTAAATAAAAATATTAAAAAACAAAACAATGGACATTAAAAAATTAATGACAGGCGCTAACCCTCAAAGCGTAATGCTTGAACAAACAAGAGGTTTGAAAAGCAAATGGGAAAAAACAGGCTTACTTGAAGGAGTAGGTTCTGAAACAACTAAACATGGTATGGCAGTAATGTTAGAAAACCAAGCTAAACAATTATTAGATGAGGCTACAAGAACAGGTACATCTTCAGGTTCTGAAGAGTGGGCAGGTGTTGCGTTACCTTTAGTAAGAAGAATCTTCGGTTCTATCGCAGCTAAAGAATTCGTTTCAGTTCAACCAATGAACTTACCTTCAGGTCTTATTTTCTACATGGATTTCAAATATGGTACTCAAAACGATGCAAATAGACCAGCTTCTGGTTCTTCTATGTTTGGTAATGGTGGTACTTTTGGTAAAGATAATTTATCACCAACCGGTAACAAATTGGGTTCTACTCAAGCAACTGAAGGTGGTTTATATGGTGCAGGAAGATTCGGATATACAATCAATGACGTAACCGCTGCAGCAACCGCAGTTGTATCTTCTGGTTCTGCATCTGATTTTTTAGGTAATGAAACATTATCTGCATCTTTTGCAGCATATCCAAATAACTGGAGAAAAGTAACTGTTGGTTTACCTTCTAACGCTGATTACAATGGTGTAAGAGCATTTAAAATTTCAGGTTCTACGGCAGTATCTCACTACCCAGAATTAACTACATTGAACAATGGTTCGGCTTCTTTCTATGTTTCTTCTTCTGCAGCTTTAATCGTTGCAACTGATTTAACTGCTCAAACTTTAGTTTACTCTAAACAACCTGATGATATTTCAAGAGGTGACTTTGAAGATAGAGGAACTGATTTAGCAATTCCAGAAATCGAATTAGAATTGAAATCTGAACCAATTGTTGCTAAGACAAGAAAATTAAAAGCAATTTGGACACCGGAATTAGCTCAAGATTTAAACGCTTACCATAGTGTAGACGCTGAAGCTGAGTTAACTCAAATGTTGTCTGAATACATCTCTTTAGAAATCGACTTAGAAATCTTAGAAATGTTACAACAAAACGCTTTCACTACTGACTATTGGTCAGCTAGAGTTGGATACGATTACGATTCTGCTACTGGTAGATTCGCAGTTGATTCTAACGCAGCAGCTGCTTCTGCTTACACAAAGAGCACTTGGTACCAAACTTTAGGTATTAAGTTACAAAAAGTTTCTAACAAGATTCATCAATTGACTATGAGAGGTGGTGCAAACTTTATCGTTGTATCTCCAAACGTAGCAACAATTTTAGAATCAATGAATGGTTTCTCTGCTAACCCATCAAAAGATGCGTTAACTTTCTCTGCAGGTGTAACTAACATCGGTTCTATCTCTAACAGATATGACGTTTACAAAAACCCATACATGACTGAGAATGTAATCTTATTAGGTTTCAAAGGTTCTAACTTCTTCGAAACAGGAGCAGTTTACGCACCTTATGTACCATTGATTATGACTCCATTGGTTTATGACCCAACTAACTTCACTCCAAGAAGAGGTGTTATGACTAGATACGCTAAGAAAATCGTAAGACCTGAGTTTTATGGTAAAGTTATCGTTGAAGGTTTGAACACTTTATAATCTTTGAGTAGATTAGATAAGTAATAGACTTACAATAAAGAAAAGGGGAGAGTAAAAATACTTTCCCCTTTTTTTATTTATATAATTCATATTTATAGTAGTAAAACTATAAATTTTTAATAATGTCTGTAAACACATATTGGTCGGGTTCAACCTACAATGCATTTTTATCAGCATCGGCATCATACGACGCAACACCATTTGGAATATACGATAACGATACTGATTTTAAAACCGATGCACCAAAAACAGCAACTTGGGTAGCTAGAAGATTGGGATATCCTATTGTTAATATTGAATTGGATAATCAACAAATTTGGGCATGTTTTGAAGAATCAACTTCCGAATATTCTGCACAAGTAAATCAATTTAATCTTAGAAACAACTTAGACATTTTAAGAGGTCAAAAAAAAGAATCAATTGGTGGTAAAAGTAATTATTCACAAACATTAGTAGATGGTTCATATTTACCAAGTGTAATTCGTATGTCTCAACAATACGGAACACAAGCAGGTGTCGGTGGTAGCACTGCAATAAAAAAAGCATATGTTAACTTAACTGCATCGGTTCAAGTATATGATTTAATGACTCAAGCAATAGATAATAACACATCATCATCGTTTGCAACACTATATACAAGTGGTTCTACAATAGATGTAACAAAAGTGTTTTATGAAGCAACACCGGCTATTACAAGATTCTTTGACCCATATTCCGTAGGTGCACAAGGTACTTTAAATTTAATGTCAGAATTAGGTTTTGGTAATTTTTCACCCGCAGCACAATTCTTAATGATGCCTTTATACGAAGATATATTAAGAATGCAACAAATTGAATTTAATGACCAAATTCGTAAATCAACATTTTCATTTAATATAGTAGATAATAAATTAGAAATATTTCCTATTCCAAAAGGAACGGGTATAACTAGAATATACTTTGAGTATATGAGTAGAGATGAATTTGAACAAGATTCTCAAACTATTCAAGCCAATTCACTTTCTGACTATTCCGACATTCCATATAATTTTATTCAGTATTCAAATATAAATGAGGTTGGTAAACAATGGATTAGAAAATATACTCTTGCATTAACAAAAGAATTATTAGGAGCAATTAGAGAAAAATATAGTTCGGTTCCAATTCCAGATGGTGATGTGAATTTAGATGGTGCAGCTTTAAGGTCAGAAGCACAAGTTGAAAAGGATGCATTGATAACACAATTGAGAGAAAATTTGGAAGAGATGAGTAGAAAGAATGTGATGGAAAATAAAGCACAGGAATCTGACCATCATCAAGATATGTTGAGAAAAGTTCCTTTAAAAATATATGTAGGATAATATGCCAAAATTCTTAGTAGGTAGAGATATCGAATTTTTTAGAAATGTAGCTAGAGAACTGGTTGATACAGTTATCGAGAATACTTGTGTATTGTTTAAAATAAACTTAAATGAAACAAAAGTAAATATCTATGGTGAATCTATGAATAAAACATGGCATCCTGGAATTGAATTATATACATTGATTGACAAAGAACCTGAATCTATTAGATATGAAGGTTTTGGGCCCGAAACCGACCAAAATATAACTTTCAAATTTGATAGATTGTTATGTGAAGAAAGAAATGCATATCCTGAAATTGGTGATATTATATTTTTTAATGAAGGATATTTTGAAATTGATAATACAAATGAAATACAATTAATAGGTGGTTTACCTAATGATGGTAGAAATTGGAGTATAACGTGTTCAACATTTATGGTATCTAAATCCAATCTTAATATAGAAGAAAGAATAAAATAATTATGTCAGTAAATCCACTAAAACCGAATTTAAATAGAGGAAATCAAATTAAATCCACCAAAAGTGATTTAAAACAAAGTATTAGTCTTTTTGATATAGATTATGCTATGATGTCTTATTTAGAAGATACGGCTTTACCTACATTGGAAGATGGAAATGGTAAATCTATAAAAATTCCGGTAATATATGGTAATTCAGAAAGATGGAATGGTTCTCGTAGACAAGGTGTTTATAGAGATACACATGGTAAAATACAATTACCTCTGATGATGATTAGGAGAACATCTATTGCAAAAGATGAAACGATGCCAATGTTAAATAGACATGTATCTTATTCAGGTGTTACAAAATATTCAAAAGATAATAGATACGATAGATTTACTGCATTGGGTGGTAGTGTTAAACCAAAATATGAAGTATATAAAATAACTATGCCGGAATATGTTGAAGTTAGTTATGATTGTATGTGTTGGACATCTTTTACCGAACAATTAAATTCAGTAATAGAACAATTACAATATACAGGAACTTATTGGGGAGATAAAGAAAAGTTTAAATTTAGAACAACTGTTGGTGAATTTAATGTTGTAAATGAAGTAGGTGAAGGAACCGAAAGAATCAATAGAATTGAATTTAGTTTATCAGTTAAAGCTTATTTACTTCCAGAAAAATTTGACGGAGAAGATACTACAAAAAGAAGTTTTTCTACAAAAAGAGTAGTAGTATCAACTGAAACCGATATAACTGGAAATGGTAGATTAGAAGGTATGTTAACTACACCATCACCATATTATGACAACAAAGATTTAATTGACTTTTTATCTTTAAATAATAGTATGACTGGTTCAATAGCAACACCAAACTCCGCATCCTTTAATAATGTAAAATTAATACAAGCACCTCCACAATTGGCATCGGTAGTTACAGCCGGATTAACTTATAATGGAAATCAATATGATGTTAAAACATATATAAATGGTGTTAGATATTATTGGAATGACCACATCACCGGGTCTGTAAATAGTACATCATTATCATTACAATTCTTAACAGGTTCTTTAGGATTTAGTGTAACCAATACCGATGAAGTTACTATTATAGGTAAATTTATTGATATTCTTCCATAATGAAAAGAAGCCTTTTAGATATAACTCAAAAAATCAGTAGAAAACCTGGTAAAGCCGTTTTAACTCCAAAAGATTTAACAAATTCTACTTATTGGATTTATGAAGCTACTGGTTGGAGATTTGTAGATATATTAAGAGAAATTGAATATAGAACTACACAAGATAGATTACAAGTTTATATTAACACACAGGCAATAAGTGGAACGGATTATATAATTGAAGAAGGTGGAAGTGGTTTATTAATTAAATTTATAAAAACAAATTTTGAATTTAATTTGGATAATAATGATTATATTGAAATAAAAGGAGATATAGAACAATATGCTTAATAGATTTAATTCAAATAGTAGAAAACTTAATAAAGTTGTTCCAAAGGTTAATATTAATAATCTTACTAATAATGATTTGACCGGAAGTTTACAAAATATTGAAATTCCAACTAATACCAAATTTCAATCCAAAACCCGTTCAAATCCAAATCCAATTAAATTAGTAAATAACAAAACAACTATATCAGATTTTCATCAAGAAATATTAGAACATAGTGCAAGATATGTCCAAAGAAATGTCGATGTGTTTGACAATAATACAAATACATTAACAATACACAATGTTAGTTTGGATTACGGAACCGAAGGAGCATCACCTAATAATTTTGAAGTATTGGTATTTGGTTTACATATTCCAGGAAATTATAAAATTGAAGAAGTTGGAAATAATGTAGTAATAACTTTAAATGAAGAATATATAGATTACGATAATGTGACTATAAATGATATTTATGTTATGGGCAAGTTAAAAGAATAAAAGATATTTATAGGATATGGCAAACTTAATAAGATTAAAACAAATAGAGAGTGGTTCTGCACTACAAACATCGGCAGAAGTAGGTGCATCGTTAACTTCATCTATAAATAGTATTGTCGCAGCAGCATTAACTGGGTCAGTATTAACCGCATCTATTAATATAGCAGTATCACAATCTATAAATACATCTTTATCATCATCCATAACTGATATTGTAAGTTCATCTTTAAGTGGTGCATTATCTTTAATTGCAACGGATGTAGAAGTTTCGGCAGTAAGTGCATCAATTGTAGCTACAAATTTAACAATAAGTTCTTCAATAAGTTCGTCAAACTATAATTTAAGTTCATCAGTAAGTACAAGTTTAAGTTTAATAAGTTCTTCAATTGCAAGTGTGACTGGAGATTTTAGTTCTTCGGTAGCTAGAACATTTGCAACTCAAAGTTCAAATTTGACATCATTAAGTTCTTCAATTTCTCAATCTATTATCAGTACTGTAAGTTCATCATTGAGTAGTTCTCTGTCAGTAATCGCAACGGATATAGAAGTTTCAATAATAAGTTCTTCATTGTCGGCATCACAAACATTGATATCATCTTCAATAAGTTCTTCAATTGCAACAACATTAAGTGGTAGTGTTGCATCTATTAATAATTTAAGTGCATCAATTGTAGCTACAAATTTAACAATAAGTTCTTCAACAAATAGTAGATTGAATAATTTAGAGATAACTTCTGCAAGTATTAATGATAAATTTAACACATTAGAAGGATTTACATCGTCATTGGATAATGGATTTGCGACTGACTTAGAATTACAACAAACCTCATCAATGATAATTGACCAGGGTGAATGGTAACATTATAAAATAAAAAATATAAAATATAAAAATTATTTACAATAAATTCTATATTTATATGGGAATAACCACAAATTTAAGTAGAATAACCAAAAATATACATGGCACAAATCATTAAACACAAAAGGGGTAGTTTACAATCCCTAGCAGCAGTAACATCATCCCTTCAAAAAGGTGAATTGATTATAGCATCAGGTTCATCTCTCTTATCATCATCACAAAATGGTTCATCAATTGTATTTGCGGTTGTAGAGAGTGGCTCTGTTCAGGCAGTTAATAGAATTATGAGAGGAACTGGTTCAGTTGCTCCTATATTCTCATCATCTATATACAACGGAATGGTAGATGGTGTTCCTTATTATGCGAGTGGTAGTCAAACATTATTCCTTTTAGGTAGTGATAGAAATACCGCAATTGACCTAACAGGTAATATTGGAGTCTTTTCAGGTTCAGTAGCTGCATCGGTTACAAGTTTAAGTGCAAGTATTGCAGCTAATACGGGTATATTTACTCCAACTAGTTCTGCAGCAACAGTAACTGGTTCAGTATATAGAACTCAAAATACTTTAGAAATTACAGGTAGTGTAAGAGTAAGTGGAACAATTGACCCAGATAACGTAACGGTTGGTATTCCATCTTCAAATGCTTGGCAAAGTGGATTGAGTGGTTCTTATTTTAATAACTTTACTTCTGAAACAAATGTATCTGAAATATTAAGATTTGTAGCAGGTTTATTATCATCGTCAGCACCGGATGCATCCCCAAATACTAAAACATATAGTACAGTAACAGATGCAGCAACAAATACAACAACTGGAACTGCATTAACAGGATATATTCCTCAAAGTTCTACAAATACAACAATTACTTATTTAAATAGTAAAGGATTTGCAACTGCAGGTTCTACAATATTTACTGGAATTACTCCAATTTATACACAAGATACTTATCAAGTTAGTTATACATCAACTGCAGCAGGAACTACGGTAGTAAGTTCATCTGCAGATGCACAATTATTTGGATTAGGTTTATTGAGTAATGGTACACCTACAAATTTTAAAGTTAGTGGGTCTGTTACACATAGATTTAAAGATAATAGTACAAAAACTGATACTTTAATATCATCATCTCAAAATTTAGCAACTCAAACAGGAGCAGGTACTACAAATGGTGTGACTTTAGCAAAAATAAATACGGCTAACTCAGCAGTTATCCCTGCAGCATATCAGGATGGTAAGTTTGCATCGGTATTACCTCAAAAAATATATGTAACTGGTTCAACATCGACTATTAATATATCTGGATATTATGATGTAACCGCATCAATTTCAATTGCAAGTGGTTCATCTGCATTTACAACACCAATAGTAGTTACGGAAGGTATATTCTACGCACCATTAACTCAAATAGCAACAAACATACCTGTTCAAACATCAGCAACAGGTAGTACAACATTGAGTTATTTAACCGCAGTTTCTCGTTCATTATCAGGAGCACCTTATTTAAGTGGTTCAACATATTCAATATCATCTTCAATAACAAACCTATTTAATCCATTATTCTATAACGGAACAGTTGGTTCGATTGCATTGAGTGGTACAGGTATAACCGCAACATCGGGTGTAAATTCGGTTGTAACATCAGGAGGAACAATATCAACTGCAAATGGTGTTTTTGATACAACAAACACAACAGTTAGAGCTACTTCTACAATTCCATTTGAAACAGATGTAGTTAGATTAAACGGATTATATACATTTGGTTCTGCAAACATAACAAATATAGGTCAATCATCAAACACTCCATTAACTTGGACTGCAACAATGAATGGTGTAAACTATAACAATGGTTCATCTGTATCAAAAGTAAATACATTTGATTATCATACCGCAGGTACATTTGGTCAACCAGTATCTTCGGGTTCATTAGCATATTATACAAGAACGCAAGGAGCGGATACTTCTACGGCATTAATTGAATCATTTACTGGTGAAAACTATCGTATTCAATTAGCAGATAATGTGTTAGCATTTGGTGGAACCGCATGGACAACTACATTTGGATTATATACATTAAGTGGAAACGACTTACAAGTTAAACCAGGGTATTTAGTAAAACCAGGTGGAACTTACGGATATTGGTTAGGTGACCCCGATACTTCTAAAACTTTCAAATACTATGTTCGTAAATTCACAACATCAGGAACTAAAACTTCTATGACTTTGAATTTAGGACAAGCATTAGTAAACTGGGGTACAACAACAAACAACGCAATAGGTGCATTGATTTTATTTGAATCATCTGGTACAAACGTATACGGAGCAGGTAATGCAAGATTGTTTGACCCATCGGATTTATTGACAAACTTTGTTGCAAGTAAAACGGCAAATTCAGACGGACAAAATCCATTTGGTTCTGCATTCCAATTATATGGTAATACAGGTGGTTCATTATCGTCAACAACTTATACAATTCCTTTAAGAAATGGTGATGGTATGGCATTAAACGCAACTTATACAAACATATATGTAATCGTAAGATACAAAGGAGACCCAACACCAGTTACATCAATTACAACAACATTTAGTTAATAATTAAAGAATAACAACGATATAAAATGGCAATAGATAAATTATCAAAATCCAATAGGCTCCTTCAAAGTAGAAGATACACACACGACGCTTATACCGATTCTCAGGAAGCTTTTACATCTACATTGGATATAAACGCCAATGAGGTATATGTTGACCAAGGATTGATACCTTCTACTGGATTACCTTTTAGTGGAAGTGCGCAGAGTGGGTCTATATATTCGATAAACGGCCAATCTGTAATGCAATATTATTACAGAGCAGGATTAACTCGTTCGGATTTAGTAAGTAGTTCTAAAAGTGAGGTTTGGTTTTTATTATCCAATTCTTCTGCATCTGCAGCAGGTATTGGTGCTCAGTTAATTGATGGTAATCAACAAACAAATTTTATATCTCCAAAATATGGTGCAGTATCATTAGCAAACGCAAACGCTGAAGATGCAACTCCAGGTTATGGTGTTAAAGTATTCGTATCATCGGCAACAACATCAGCTGGTGTAGTAGCAGGTGACCAAGTTTCAACTAACAACTATACATTTGACTATAAGACAGGTGTTTTACAATTTACTAATAACACAGTAGCACCGACTACATCACAATATGTATACATTTCTGGATACCAATATAAAGGTAGAGTATTAACAGATAGTATTACAAACGTATCAGCATCAATATCAGCATTATCTTCATCAGTAGGTGGAGCGGGTGGTGGTTCGTTATCAAGTAGAGTAGACTCATTATCGGCAGGAACTGCATCGGTTAATAGTTTTACTGCATCAAATGGTAATACATCATTAAACACATTTAGTGCATCTACATCAACAAGATTAACTAGAATTGAAGAAAGTACATCATCGTTAAATTTATTTACATCATCTTTATTAGCAGCAATTACTGCAAGTGGTACAAATATAACAATCAATGGTGACTTAACTGTAAAGGGTACAACAACATCAATCCAATCTACGACAGTAAGTATTGGTGATAATATTATAGAATTAAATGGTTCATCGGTAGCAAATGGTGGTTTATTAGTTAAAGACCCAACCGGTGGAGCAACTGTTTCGGGTTCTTTACTTTGGGATTCTACAAATGATTACTGGAAAGCAGGCCCATTAGGAGCTGAATTAAAAATATTAAGAACAGGAGGAGATGATGTAGTAAGTGGTTCTTCACAAATTACCATTACATCAACAACTGGATTTACAACATTTAGTAGTTCGGTAGCAACAACCGACTCTGCATCAGCGGCATCATTGACAACTTTAAGTAGTTCGGTATCCGCTTCAATATACGCATTATCTGCATCAGTAGGTAGTGGTAATCTTGGAAGTTCTGTAACTCAATTAAACACATTTAGTGCATCTCAATTAGTTAAAGATAGTACATTACAAACGTATACTGCATCAATTGATACTAAGTTTGTAACATTAGCAACTTATACAGGTTCAATTGACGGACATGTTGTAAATATTAATAGTAGAACTGCTTCATTTGAAGATAGATTTACTACCATACAATCTCTAACTGCATCTAATTTAAATAGATTAAGCAGATTAGAAGAAAGTACATCATCTTTAAATTCATATACTGCATCTGCAACTATAAGATTAACTAATTTAGAAACTACAAGTGCAAGTCTTAATGTTAAAAATGATAATTTACAAACATATACTTCATCTGCAAATGTTAGATTTACAAGAATTGAAGAAAGTACCGCATCATTAAACTCATTTACTGCAAGTAACGGAAATACTTCTTTAAACTCATATACACAAAGTAATACAACAACTACAAACGCATATGGTGTAAGATTGAGTAGATTAGAAGAATCAACTGCATCTTTAAACGCATACTCTCGTTCTATTAGTGGTTCTATTGATAATATAAATGCATATACTCAATCTAACGACTCTGCACAATCTGCACAAAATGCAAGATTAACAAGATTAGAAGAAAGTACATCATCATTAAACGCATTCTCTGCAAGTACATTAGGACATATTAGTGATATCAATACTAAAACTGGTTCTTTTGAAACAAGATTGATTAGAATACAAGAAAGTACTGCATCATTAAACTCATTCACATCTTCACAAGCGACAACAAATACAACAGTTACAACTCGCTTTACAAGAATTGAAGAAGGTACTGCATCTTTAAATTTATTCACTGCAAGTAACGCAAATACTTCTTTAAATAGTTATACATCTTCCAACGATACTGCCAATACTGCACAAAATGCAAGATTAAGTAGATTAGAAGAAAGTACATCATCTTTAAATAACTTTACAGGTTCTACTTTTGTAACATTTAGTAGTTCGGTTTCAGGTTCAATTACCGCATTAAGTTCATCTATTGGTAGTGGAACGATAGGTAGTTCAGTTGCACATTTAAGTGCAGCAACTGCATCGGTAAATTCATTTACTGCATCACAAGAAGCTAAGGATGTAATCATTGGAAACTATACATCTTCAATGAACGTATTTACTGCGTCTCAATTAACCAAAGATGGTACATTAGCATTATACACTGCAAGTGTTGATACTAAATTCTCTACTCTTCAAACTTTAACTGCTTCAATGGCAGCACAAGTTTTAAGAATACAAGAGTCGACTGCAAGTTTAAATTTATACACGGCATCACAAGATACTAAGAATAGTACATTGGGATTATACACTGCGTCAGTAGATTCTAAATTTACAATAATACAAAGTGTAACTGCATCATTTAACACTGCTACTGCAAGTTTAAACACATTCTCTGCAAGTACATTAGGACATATTGCAGACATCAATACTAAGACTGGTTCATTTGAAACTAAGTTTTCTACTTTAGGAACTTATACTGCAAGTGTTGACGCTAAGATTTTAAGAATACAAGAATCAACTGCAAGTTTAAACGCATATACTTCATCTAATGATACTACCAATACAACTCAAAATACAAGATTGAGTAGATTGGAAGAATCAACTGCAAGTATTAACTTAACAACTGCATCAGTTAATGGTCATATTGCGGATATCAATACTAAGACTGGTTCATTTGAAACTAAGTTTGGTAATATTCAAGCATCAACTGCAAGTTTAAACTTATATACTTCTTCACAAGATACCAAAAACACAACCCTTGCAACTTATACTGCAAGTGTTGAAACTAAGTTTGGCAATATTCAAGCATCAACTGCAAGTTTAAATACATTTAGTGCATCTGCTTTAACTAGATTTACAAGAATTGAAGAAAGTACCGCATCAATAAATTTATATACTTCATCAGCTGATACTAAGTTTGGTAATATCCAAGCATCAACTGCAAGTTTAAACGCATATACTTCTTCACAAGATACTAAAAATAGTACATTAGCAACTTATACTTCAAGTCTAAATGCTAACTTAACTAGATTACAAGAAAGTACATCATCGTTAAACTTATTTACAGCATCAGCAGGACTTAGATTAACAAACTTAGAAACTACTTCTGCAAGTGTAAATACATCAATATCTGGTTTAAATTCATATACCACATCATTAAGAGCAGCAATAACTGCAAGTGGAGTGAATATAACAGTAAATGGTGATACAACTATTAAAGGTAATTTGTTTGTACAAGGTACTCAAACAGTTGTTGACTCTACAACGGTAAACATTGCAGATAATATATTAGTATTAAATGCAGCAGGAACATCTGATGGTGGTATACAAGTAAGAGATGCAAGTGGTGGTTCAACTACTTCAGGTTCTTTACTTTGGGATGTAACCAATGATTACTGGAAAGCAGGAAAATTAGGAACAGAATCACAAATATTGGTAGCAGGTGGCATGGGTGTAGTAAGTGGTTCATCACAAATATTTATTGATTCAACAAACGGATATACAACATTTAGTAGTTCACTTGCAACTTCTATAAGTGCAAGTAACGCAACGATTACATTAGTATCTCAATCATTGGGTGGTGGTACAACGGGTAATAGATTAAATAGATTAGAAGAAAGTACTGCATCACTAAACGCATTCAGTGCATCTCAATTAGTTAAAGATAGTACATTACAAACTTATACTGCAAGTATTGATAGTAAATTCTCTACTCTTCAAACTTTAACGGCTTCAATGACCGCACAAGTTAGTAGATTACAAGAATCAACTGCTTCATTAAACTTATATACTTCTTCACAAGACACTAAGAATTTAACTCTTCAAACTTTAACTGCATCAAATGCAGCTCAAATTGCAAGATTACAAGAAAGTACTGCATCACTAAACTTATATACTTCTTCACAAGATACTAAAAATAGTACATTAAGTTTATATACTGCAAGTATTGATACTAAGAATACTACATTGGGATTATATACTGCAAGTATTGATAGTAAATTTACAACTTTACAATCATTAACTGCATCCAATGCAACTAGATTGACTAGATTGGAAGAAAGTACTGCAAGTATCAATTTAACTACGGCTTCATTTAATGGTCATATTACTGACATTAATACTAAGACTGGTTCTTTTGAAACTAAATTTAGCACATTAAGTTTATATACTGCAAGTGTTGATAGTAAGTTTACAACTATTCAAAGTGTAACTGCATCATTCAATACGGCAACTGCTTCATTGAATACATTCTCTGCAAGTATAAACGGACATGTTGCTGATATCAATGCATGGACAGCATCTCAAGCTACGAAAGATTCAACATTAGCAACTTATACTGCAAGTATTGACGCTAGAATTTTAAGAATACAAGAATCAACTGCATCTTTAAACGCATTCACTCAATCAGCACCGACAACATATGAAGGTAGAGCAAGTGCAACTAAAGTATTAGTATCAGGTTCATCTCAAATTGATATCACCGCAACAACCAACTATACAACATTTAGTGGTTCAATTGCAACATCAATAAGTGCATCGGTAGCAGGAGCAACTTGGGCAAATATAAGTGGAAAACCTGCAGGATTAGTAAGTGGTTCATCACAAGTATTATTAACATCGGCTAACACGACAGGATTTACTACAACAAATGTAGCAGAAGGAACAAATCTATATCATACTACTGCAAGAGTACAAGCGGTGGTAACAGATAACTACATTCAAACTACACTAACATTAATAGACGGAGGAACATATTAATAAAAAATATATAAAGAAAAATAAATAATGGCACAAAAAATACTTTTAAAACGCTCCGGAGTATCGGGTTCAATACCAACAACTGCATCGATTGACTTAGGTGAATTAGCACTGAATACCTATGATGGTAAAGCCTTTATGCACAAATCAGGTTCTACGGATGAGGTTGTACAATTTGTAGTTGCGGGTTCACAGACATCAGGTTCAATTAGTATAACTGGAAATGTAACCGCAGCTAATTTTATCGGTAGTGGCCAGGGATTAACGGGTGTTACCGCATCGATGAGACCGGATGATTTTGATTTCAATTCTGACCCATTTGCGGGTACAATTGGATATATACAAGCTAGCGGTTCTCTTTATAAAGTAGCAACTACAACTGGTTCCGTTGAATTAAGATATAACGATACTCCATTTGGAACATTTACAACAAGTAGTACAACTCTATATGGTATTGGTGATGTATTAGCATTTAGTGGTTCGGTAGCAACAAGATTGACAGATATAGAATCGGCATTAAACGGAACGGAATTTTAATATTTCAAAATAATTATAGTTAAACCCCTCATAGTAGGGGTTTTTCTTTTTATAATATATTTATGTTTGTAGTATATACTACATTTTTGTTAGATAACTTTAAAGACTAAGCCAAATGGCACAAATTGTTCAACTCAAACGTTCTTCGTTATCGGGTAAGGTACCTGGTACGGGTTCTCTTAATTTAGGAGAATTAGCAATAAATACTTACGATGGTAAGATATACCTTAGACGTTCAGGTTCGACAGATACAGTCCAAGAAGTAATAACAACAAATGTAGTTAATACGGGTTCAATATTCTTAACGGGTGCAATTACAGCATCCATCGCTGCAACCAATGGTGTAGTTTCGGGTTCATCTCAAATAATTGGAATATTAAGTTCATTAAATGCATTTAGTGCATCGGAAAATAATAAATCTACCACATTAGGTAATTTAACTGGTTCATATGCAACAACCGGTTCAAATACTTTTGTAGGAACTCAAACTTTTAATAATGATATAACAGTATTAGGAGCAGTTAATGCAAGACAATTTAATATTGGTATAATTTCATCATCTATATTATACACATCGGGTTCTAATAAATTTGGAGATACCGGAGATGATACACACCAATTTACAGGGTCAGTTCAAGTAACGGGTTCTTTTTATGTAAATGGTTCTCAAGTCGGAATAGCACCTGGCCCAAACACATTCGATTTCAATTTAGACCCAAATGCAGCAGGTACTGTAAACTATATAACGGATAGTACCTCAAACACATTAGCATTGGCACAAACTGGTTCTTTTGATGTAAAAATATCAAACATAACAAGATTATCAGTAAGTTCATCCGCAATGTGGGTAACAACAGGTAGTATAACTTCAAACTATATGCATTTAGCAAAATACATAAACACCGCAGGTGATTTAGATTTTAATATTTAAGATATTTATAACAAACAGAAAAGATAATAAATGGCAGCTATATTTCAAATAAGGAGAGGTACATCCAATGTTTCACTAACGGAAGGTGAATTATATTTACATCAAGGTAGTGGTTCATTGCAATTTGGTAGTGGTTCAACAAAATACAATACATTAACACTAAATGCTCCTGTAAAAGGTGATATCAATTTAATTGGTAATATATCTGCATCAGGAGATGTTAGAATTGGTGGAAACATTTATTTAGGAGATAGTGCTGCAAGTGACAACATTTCTGCATTAGGTATTTTTACAACAAACTTAGTTCCAAATGGTACAATTGATTTAGGAACAACTTCTGCAAAATGGAATAACGTATATGGTAATTCAATTTGGGGAGCAATATCAGCATCAAATGGTGTTGTATCGGGGTCAGCACAATTTATCGGAGTATTAAGTTCATTAAACGATTATACTGCTTCTCAAAATACTAAAAATGTTACATTAGCAAGTGTAACTGCATCATATAATACAGCAACTGCAAGTTTAAACTCATTTACTTCATCACAAGAATCTAATAATGCAATCATTGGAAACTACACATCTTCAATGAATACGTTTACTGCAAGTGTTAATGGTCATATTACTGACATCAACACAAAAACAGGTTCACTAGAAGCAAAAAATATAATAATTGGAAATTATACATCTTCAATGAATACGTTTACTGCAAGTGTTAATGGACACATTTCTGACATCAACACAAAAACAGGTTCACTAGAAGCAAAAAATATAATAATTGGAAATTATACATCTTCAATGAATACGTTTACTGCAAGTGTTAATGGACACATTGTAGATATTAATACTAAAACTGGTTCTTTTGAAACTAAATTTGGCAATATTCAAGCATCAACTTCATCATTAAATACGTTTACTGCAAGTGTTAATGGCCATATTTCTGACATCAATACAAAAACCGGTTCATTTGAAAATAAATGGACAACTTTACAAAATGTAACTTCATCAATTTTATCATATACATCATCATTAAAATCAGCTATTGAATTAACAGGTTCATCTGTAACTATTTTAGGAAACTTAGTAGTTAAAGGAACACAATTATTAGTTGATTCAACAACGATTCAATTAGGAGATAATATTTTAGAATTAAATGGTACTGCAGCTGCAAATGGTGGTTTATTGGTAAAAGATACAACTGGAACAAGTGGTTCTTTATTGTGGGATTCTACAAATGATTATTGGAAAGGTGGAACGATAGGAAATGAAGAAAAATTATTAAGAGCCGGTAGTGATAGTGTAATATCAGGTTCATTAACTTCTTTAAATACATTTAGTGCAAGTGTTAATGGCCATATTTCTGACATCAATACAAAGACAGGTTCATTTGAAACTAAATTTGTTACATTAGGATTATATACTGCAAGTTTGGATGTTAAAAATACAACTCTTCAAACTTTAACTGCTTCAATGCAAGCACAAGTTGCAAGATTACAAGAGAGTACCGCATCATTAAATTTATATACTGCAAGTTTGGATGTTAAAAATACAACTCTTCAAACTCTAACTGCATCAATGCAAGCACAGGTTGCAAGATTACAAGAAAGTACTGCAAGTTTAAATTTATATACTGCATCACAAGATAATAAAAATTCTACACTTGCAACTTATACTGCATCGGTTTCGGGACACATTGTAGATATTAATACTAAAACTGGTTCTTTTGAAAATAAGTTTACAACATTGGGATTATATACTGCAAGTTTAGATACTAAAAATACTACATTAGGATTATATACTGCATCAGTTTCTGGACACATTGTAGATATTAATACTAAAACTGGTTCTTTTGAAAATAAGTTTACCACATTAGGATTATATACTGCAAGTGTTGATACCAAATTTAGTACTTTACAAACTTATACTGCTTCGATTGATACTAAATTTTCAACATTATCAACTTATACTGGAAGTGTTGATGCTAAAATTTTAAGAATACAAGAATCAACTGCATCTTTAAATTTATTTAGTGCATCAATGAATGCATTTTATAATCAATTCACCGCATCAGCAGTTGGATTTAGTGCATCGATAGATGATAGAGTAGACAAATTAGAATATACGGCATCATATGGTAGCGCGGCAACAATTGCAGGTCAATTTGGTGCATTACAAACAGTAACCGCATCATTGATGTTGGCAACTGGTTCTTTGCAAAACCACACAGCATCTGCAAATAATAGATTGAGTAGATTAGAAGAAAGTACTGCATCATTAAACGAATTCACTTCATCGGAAAATACTAAATCGGAAACTTTAAGATTATATACCGCATCTGTCGAAACTAAATTTACAACTTTACAATCTTTAACTGCATCTAATTTAAATAGATTAAGTAGAATTGAAGAAAGTACGGCTAGTTTGAATTTATTTACCCAATCATTGTCAACAATATACGAAGGTAGAGCAACGGCGGCTAAAACAATATTTTCTGGGTCATCTCAAGTTTCTTATATAGGATTGAGTAATATACCATCCGGAATTATTTCATCGTCTGCACAAATAGATACATTATTTAATATTGACGGAATTGTTTCGGGCTCATCTCAAATAAACTTTACACAACTTAGTGGTATTAGTGCAAATATAATCTCATCTTCATCGGACACATCTAATGTGGATATGATTATAACAGGTGGTTCTATTTCAGCAAATTTATATGGTGGAGTAGTTTCAGGTTCTGCACAGGTTACAAGTGTATTGACATCGTTGAACTCATTTACAGCATCCAATGGTAACACTTCATTGAACGCTGCAACATCTTCATATGAAACGACTGGTAGAAGTATTGTGAGTGGTTCATCTCAAGTAAACTTTACACAATTAAGTGGAATTAGTAATGGCATTGTAAGTAGTTCGGCACAAATAACTCCACTATTACCTTCGGGAGTATTAAGTGGTTCAAACCAAACTAATATTACATCAATTAACCAAAATTTAGGAACAACAACAACAGGAGTTCAATTCGCATCATTGGGAATTGGTACTGCACCGGATGCAACTTATGAACTTAAAATTGCAGGTGACGTTGCTGCAACTGGTGATATTGTTGCATATTACACATCTGATAAAAGATTAAAAGATAACATTCAACCAATCCAAAATGCATTAAATAAAGTAAATGAATTGGGTGGTTATACATTTGATTGGAATGAAGAATTACAAAAAGCTAGAAAAGGTCATGATATTGGAGTAATAGCACAAGAAGTTCAATCGGTATTACCTGAAGTAGTCGTTGAAAGAGATAATGGATATTTGGGAGTTGATTATCAAAAATTAGTTCCTGTGTTGATAGAAGCAATAAAAGAATTATCAGCAAAAGTTAAGGAATTAGAAAACAAATAGATATTTATAAAGGTATAAGGAATTTCTTATACTTTAACTAAAAAAAAGAGTAAACTAAAATGGGACTTAAATTTAGACGTGGTACGACCGCACAAAAATCAGGTTCGTTGGCATTCGGAGAACCTTATGTAAATACTACATTAGGAACATTACAAATTGGTGGAGAAAGTGGTGATATTACATTAGGTGCATCTGGAACAGGAAGTCAGGGTTCATTCGCTGGTATTTCAGGTTCTTCATTAGATATCACAGGAAATGCAAAAATTGATGGTAACTTAACATTAGGTGGTACAATTACAATCGGTGATAATTCTTCGGATAATGTAGTTGTAAACGCAGATTTAAGTTCTTCAATTATTCCAAATAACGATAACTCATTTGATTTAGGTAGTACATCATTTAGATATAGAGCAATTCATGGTACAAACATATATGGTGCTATAAATGCAACAAATGGTGTAGTTTCGGGTTCATCTCAAGTAGTTGATATATTAAGTTCATTAAATTCATTTAGTGCATCTGAAAATACTAAATCTTCTACATTAGCATTATACACTGCATCAGTAGATACTAAATTCTCAACTCTTCAAACTTTAACTGCTTCAATGGCAGCACAAGTTAGTAGATTACAAGAATCAACGGCATCATTAAACGCATTCAGTGCTTCGGAAAATACTAAATCAGAAACCTTAAGATTATACACTGCTTCAGTAGATACTAAATTTAGTACATTAGCAACTTACACGGGTTCAAACGATACTACCAATACAACTCAAAATACAAGATTAACAAGATTAGAATAAAGTAC